AATAAGATAGCTCAGATAAAAGATAATTATTTTCTTTATATAGGTAGACAGATAAGTCGTAAGGGAATTGATACTGCTATTAAAACTTGTGATGCTATTGATACTAAATTAAAAATTGCTGGTCAAGGTAAATATCATACTAAATCTAAAAATGTAGAGTTTGTGGGTTATGCTGATCCTAAAAAGAGATTTGATTTAATGACTCATGCTAAGGCTGTATTCGTACCAACTCTTTATTTAGAATCTTTTGGAGGAGTAGCTGTTGAAACTATGCTTTGTGGGACTCCAGTTATCTCAACTAACTTTGGAGTATTTCCAGAGACAGTTACAAAGGATACTGGTATTAGATGTAATACTCTAGCTGATTTTGTTCAGGCTACAAAGGATGTTGAGTTTTTTGAAGCATTGGAAATAAGAGAGACTGCTGAGAAGTATTTAATTAAAAATGTTAAATTTCAATTTCAACAATGGTTCAATGACTTGTATAATCTTTTTGAGAGTACTAAAGATAAAAATATGAAAGGTTGGCACAGATTATGAAAAAGAAAATAATTTACGATAATAAAAGAGTCTTTAAAAAGACAACTATTTCTCAAGCAGAGTATGACAGGATAACTGAGGAATCTGTTGCAGCTGAGGAAATTCTTGATAGTGATAGATTCAAGTTTGTCAGAAATATACTATTGTCTGCTAAAGAATATGCTCAAACCTCTATTGTAGAAAACACTATTATGGATGCTTCAGAAGAAATTACTATTTCAGATAGTGTTAAAAAGATATTTACCCAAAAGAAAAAGGTTCAAGTTGATGAGTTATCTGGTCAGTATAAGTTAGTTAAGAAATTCTTTGATGAACTACAAGGCTATGTAGACACCAAGGCTAATGTAGAAAAACAAATAGCCAAAGGAACGGTAGTTATAGATGAACCAAAAATTCGATAAGCCTATTAATAAATGGATTGAAGAAGATATTGAAATCCCTGTAATGACTCCTAAGGTTAATGAAAAAGAAAAACGTGTTGAGTTTACTCAAACTACTCAGAAAGCTAAAAGAAAAACATTTTATTCTGATAGTCCAAGTAAAAAGATAATTTGTGCTAAAGGTACTCATGTTTTTAATTGTATAGATAAGGGTAAATATATTTTTAAATGTAAAAATTGTGATTTTCATAAGATTGCTTTCCCAGTTACATATAGATTTAATGAACAAACTGGAAAGCTAATTCATAGAATAACTGGAAATACAGTCTAGCTAAAACTTTTTGTGTAATCTATTATGTAATAAGACAGCCAGGATTTTCTCGTAAGGAATCTCGTGGCTGTTCTTGTTATGCAAGCCTTACATAGTATGACATGTCACATACTAAACACCCCCCCTCTATTATTAGAATGTAACAAATACCGCCTTTTCTGCAATCAAGCGGAACTTCGGGGAGCGATCCTCGTTATACAAAATCGTTAGGTGAAGCAGGAGGCAAGAAAGGAATCTATGAATGAAGGTTCTGTAGAGGTAGACGAGGGATCTGGTATCCCAGCAGTGGAAGAATCAACGGAAGTTGAGGAAACCAGTGAAGAAACTAAAACCGAGGAGGTAGAGGAGACTCAGGAAACTGAGACCACTGATACCACCAAGGAAGAGGAAACTAAAAAGCCAGTGCTCACTGATAAGGGCACTAAGCTTGATGAAAATCCTCAATCTGCAGTACATCAGCAATTAGCTAACGCTAAACGCCAAGTACAACAGATGGAGAAAGTTCTACGAAGCCCAGAACTTCTCAGAAACTATGCCAAACAAAATGGCATGACTTTAACCGAAGCGAAAGCTGACATTAAAGATGAGAAGGAGGAAGTTAAGGATGAATTTACTCCTGATAGTTTTAAAACAGCTGATGATGTAGCTAAAGGTTTTAATAGTATGAATAAGACTATTAAAGGCTTAGTAATAGAAAACTCTCGTCTTCGAGAAGGACAGAAAGGGATTAACAGTAGTCGTAGACTTGAACATATTGCTAACAATATGCAAAAGGACATTACTGCGGTTCAGGAAAAATACCCTGAGCTTAATCCAACTAGCCCTGACTATAATAAAGAACTCGAGAGCTCCATTGGGGAGCTTTACCAGCAGTTGGACTACAATCCAGCTACGAAATCCTTTAACGGGAAAGTTTCAATAACTACGATTGCTAACCAAATTATGAAGGCAGCAGGATTAGCTAAGAAACAAGGCTCTTTAAAGGCACAGACTGACGTTAAAGTGAAGCAAGCAGGTAAAGTTACATCTGGAAAAAGCAAGAAGACTGGCTCAAAGGAATCCTCTGATCCAGGCACATCTATTGCCCAGAAAATTAGTAAAGCAATGAATAGTTAAAAACTAATCATTAAGAAAGGTAAATATGGCAGGAGTACAATATGGTCAACGCTCCACTTTAGGTGCTACCGATCTTGATCTTCATATTAATATTGAAGACCAGATTGAGAAGTATCCTAATTATAGGAAAGAGTTGATTAAAAGGTTGAATGGTAGCAACTTTAAGAAGGCTATCAAATCCCACAAATATGAATGGGGTGTCAGAGACAATAGAAAGTTACAGACTACAGTTAATGTAGGTTGTGCTGTAGATGGTACTACCATCGTTGTTAATGACCCAGGCGTATTCAATGTGGATGATGTCTTCCAAGATTCGGCTGGATCACAATACATCGTAGAATCAGTAGGAGGTGGCGTAAATGTTACCTTTAGATTCCTAACAGGATCTACTACTCAGACTACTATGGTGAACAATGAAGCTGTATCTGTTATTGGTGGAGCTACCCCTCAGGGTAAAGTCGCTGATGATATGGTAGTCACTCCATTTGTAGATTATTATAACTTCACTTCTATTTTAGAAGATGTTATTGATCTAACTGGAACTGAAAATGCTGCAATGATTAGAGGAGAAGAATCTTCTGCTCAACTAATCGCCAGAAAGCAAAGTGAATTGGTTGAGAAACTTCAACGCCAATTAGTTGTCGGTGTAAGATCCGAAGACAAAGCTCGTAAACTAACCACCCTAGGTGGAATGAAGTTTATGATCGACACTTATGCAGCTGCTAATGCAGTAGATTTCGGTGGAGATATTTGGGCTTCCGATAGAGCTGTGGAAGACGCTATTGATGACGCTTTAGATTTGATCGCTGAAAAGGCGTTCAAAAAGCCAGTCATGTACGTCACTCCAAAGTTCATGAAGGACTTTAAATATATCCAGGATGATGCAGCTAGAACCACTTTCCGAGATAAATCTCGAGGAATTGGTGTTGTGAAGACTTATATGTCTCACACATTCGGTGAAATTGACGTTGTTCAACTTCAAGGAATGGGCGAGGTTATGGATGATTACATCTTCTTCGTAGATGAATCCATGATTGGATACAAAGCTATGCAAAAAAGAGGATGGTTCACATCACCTTTAGCAAAGCTTGGTGACAGTTTCAGATGGCAAGTCTTGGGTGAATACACCTTCAAGATGGATATGCCTGAAGCTTGTGTCTACATGTACAACTTGGGTCTCACTTAGAAAGAGAGACGCACTTTAAAAATTGAATAGTGAAATATGTACAACTCTGTGATATAATTCTTCTATGAAGAAAATATATCTGAGAGGAAAAGACAGTAATAGGTTTTGTTTGGTAGATGACGTAGATTTTGAAGAGTTATCTAAATATAGTTGGTACCTAAATCATAAGGGTTATGCCATGAGATCTAGGAAATATGTAAATAAGAAACCAGATAAAGGACAAATACTCATGCACCGCATGGTACTTGATCCCAAAGAAGGTTTAGTTACAGATCATATTAACAATGAAAAGTTAGATAATAGAAAGCAGAATCTAAGAAATATTACTAATAAAGACAATATAAGAAGGCGTGGAGGCAGAACAAAGTTAACTGGTGTTTACACTAGGAAGCACAAAACTGTCACCAGATATCAGAGTATGATTAGGGTTGATGGAAAACTAATATCTATTGGTTATCATAAAACTCAAAAAGAAGCTGCTATTGCCTACAACAAAGCTGCAAAAAAGTATCATGGAGAATACGCATATCAAAACACTATTTAATTTTGGGACTTTAAAAAAAATAGAGAATAATGGGGGGAGTATCCCACTTCCCCCACTCTTTGAAAGGTAATTATGGGCACAGCAATTGGAAACACAACTTTTGTGTTAGGTAGAGATCAAGATGAAAACCTTGAAACTCGTACTTTCACAGATGGTCAAGAATACGATGCAGGTCTAACCATGGATTTGGTTCAGGCTTATACCGCAGATGACACCACATTTCCCTACCCAGCAAGTTAAATTGTTAGGTTAGGAATGTAAAATAGGGCAGGACTTAGGTCTTGCCCTATTTGCTACCTATTCATCTTATAAAAAAGCTTCTAAAGAATTGCACGGAGATTTTTCCAACATCTAGTCACAAACAACCCTCTCAAGCTCTATTATTATAAATATATGGCAAATACAATAGAGACAGGAGGATAGGATCATAGCACTAACCGAGGTAAACACAACAATACAAACTTTAGGTGACGTAATGGACTTTATGGCACCCTTCGCTGGAGGTACAGTTCCTAGCGAAAGTGACGATGAATATGCTCAATGGATTAGTTGGATTCAAAACAAACAAGAAGAATATGCTCGTAGAGCTTTTTGGCGTAGATGTTTAACTAGAGAAGTAATTGAATTAACTGCAGGTGATACAACGCATCTTCTCCCAGATAAATTTAATAGACCCAATGCTCTTTATATGCTTATTGTTGATGGAGTAGATTGGAATGAAAATGGAAATTCTGATGGTCAAACAATCTTTATTGAAATGATTAATACTTATGATGATGAATATTATGGTAGATGGCAGATGAGGTTTGATAATGCAGTAGTTACAACAGATGCTACTGTGATTATGTGGTATTTCTCTAATCCTCCAGTTCCTAACGCATTAACTGATTATATACTCTTACCAGGAGATATGATTGGGTTT